AATTAAATCTTTTGATGCGTAAGTTTTCATATTTACAAAGTTATATTTTTTTTTATTATTCAAACAAGTCTGCAATCAATCTGCCAATTTGCATTCCTACTGCGTTAGTTAGTATTCCCCAAATCATCCCAACATTGCCTTTTGGTGGGTTATCTTGTAGCTTTAATAGTTTGCCGTTTTTATCCCTTTGTGCCTCATATCCTAAAGTACATCGGCAGTTGCAAACATCGGCTGCACTACCACTTGAATCGCACGGATGTAGCATTAAGTCAAAACCGCCTTTCTTATTTTGCAGTTTAAATGTCGCATCCATTGGGATTTTTGTACCATCCATATTTAGGTGGTCAAATTGGTCTCGTGGAATCCTTCTTGTTCTATTGTCTTTTGCTGCAATCCATTCTTTAATAGTTACAAGTCCTGTACTTGTTGCACCAACCATTGAACCGATATTGGCAGCCCTTCCTGTTTCCGTTCTTGCTATTAACTCCGCTCTATAATCCGTTATTCCTGCACCCCTTAATAAAACAATTGATTCAGGTAAGGTTAGGTTTTGCTCGGCTGATTGTATTAGGTATCTTCTTATTTGGTCTTTGGTTGTATTCGTTATGTCGGTAGCTAATTGGTCAAGTCCTTGCGTTTGTAGGTACTGAAGGATAGTATAAGCAAACAAATCGGTCTCCGCTGATTTAACCTCTAATGCCTCGTAAATGCCCTTTACAGACCTTTTAACGACCTTACTTGATATTTGAGCCATCTTTACACCCATAGCCAAATGCAGCTTTTGTATGGTCTTTTTAATGGCTTTATCACTAATTGCGTTATAGTCTAATGTACGGCAATAGGTGTTCACCTGATTTTGTAGTTCTTTTTTGAACTTCGGTGAATATTGTTTTAATGCGTTGGCATAAAGTTTTTTATAGTCTTGCCAAATCATTTTATGGATTTAGGTTATCAGGAATATTCAAAGGTTGAAATTGGTCAATAGTTTGCAATCCTGTTGGGATATAAAGTTTCTCCAATTCTTCGGTAGGGATATAATCAGGCACTTCAATATTCATAATGTCCAACTTTTGTTTAGGACTAATCCACCACGCTTTATCAAGCCATTCAGTTTGCTCGGATTTATTTGCTTCTAATTCTCCAAATACTGAAATATCATAATCAACATAAAGATTAGTTCCCTTATAACCCCAATCGGTGTGTAATTTCCTATTAAGGTTTTCAGTCAATGCGTTAAGTAATGGGATGGCACAACGAAGTGTTAATGCCTTTTCCCCTTCTCTTTGATTGTTATAGGTCTTTGAATCGCTATCGTTTAAAAGTTGACTAGGTACTCCGTAGATATTACAAAGTGCTTTTAAATCCCATTTTTCCGATTCAATGATATTAAGTTCAACAGGAGAAAGTCCGATTTGTTTCCAATCTACTTTATAACCTGATACTGCAATAGAGTTAAAGTTAGCTGAACCGCCCTTTTGACTTACTGCGGTTTTAAGTGCCTGTGCTTGTGCTTGTCCACTTGTAGGGTCAAAGCGTTCATCGTTCATAAATAAAACTCCAGCAGGTCCACCATTTTGGAATGATGCAACGGCAGCGGTTTTAGCTTCATTACTTCTTGTTAAATTTTTGGCTGCTGCTCGTAGCGGTGATTGTCCGTACAATTGTCCGCCTGTAACACCCCATTGTGGATTGAAGTATTTATCGTGGAGTATTTCTTTTGTATCAAATGACCACATTTGTCCGTAATAAAGTTGATAGCCGGCTCTTGTTGGTGGGAACACATTGATATTTGCAATAATAGCCATATACTGACTAGGTAAAGCAAATAACTCGTAGGGTTTGCCCTGATTGTTTCCTGCTTCAATAAGTTTGCCATAAATAAAAGAATTACCTGTTATTAACTTAAAACCGCACCATTGTTCAACTAAATCACTCCAGCAATCTTCCTCATTAGGATATTTCAACAACTCGTTTAAGCGTTGGTCTCCTGTGTAAAGTTCGTATGCCTTTTTATGTAAAGTCTCAAGTTCTTTTAGGTTGATGTCTTTTTGTGCAGCTAAAGATTTGTATTTCTTTGCAGCCTTTTCATCTACAACCTTATAAACGTGAAATGGTGCAATTTTAGCTTTGTCGGTAATTAGTTTAATGATTGAGTAAACTATATCGTTTGCTACATATCCATCATCAACAAAACTTCTTTGGTCTGCTCCTTGCCAAGTAACTATACCCCTTTCAATTGCTATTTGGGAGTTCATCGGAATTGTTGGAAATAGTGTGTTAATCTTCTTTTTAGTGAAGATGTCAAATAAACCCATATTATTAGAATTTAAACAAAGTTAAAGAAATTTAAGTTAAAATACACTTACCGCAAATTTAGGTTTTGTCAAGTGAGTAAATACCGCATACCTTGAAGCATCTAAAGCATCATCATTTGCTTTTACAGGTTCTTCAATTACATTATCGTTTTTATCCTTTTTCCATTTGTAAGACATAAATTCCCTTTTAAGATTTTGGCTATGAAAGTGAATGTTTATAGGATAAGATTTCATTTTTACGATTCCTGCCCATACATCTTTTTGAGCAGGTTTAATGTTAAACCCTTGTCGGTAAAGTTCCTCTATTGATTTTGGTTCGGCTGCATCTGCGTATATGGTTGCTCGTTCAGGTACTTTCTCTTTTATCAATCTTGTTAGGTCGGATAAAGTTAATCCGCTTTGATAAATGATTTCCTCAAAGTAATTTTCGCCTTCGTGATGTGTAACCTTTATTAGTGCAGCTGGATGCACATAACCAAAGTCAAGCCCATAGAATACATCTCCTTCAGGTGCGGTGTCGTATTGTTTCCATTGGGTGTAGATAAGTTCTTTTGCTGCACCTCGTTCTCCTAATCCGTAAACCTTCCACATAAAGTCATCAGGTAGGTTTTTATATTGCTCAATGTTTTTTATTTGTGATTCGGATAGGTTTGGCAGGTTGTTTAGGTAGGTAGAATGAATGCGTTTGTTTTCAGGATTGTCGGCTATCTCGTAAACATAATTTATAAAGTCAGCAGGATTCCAATCAAGAAACACCTTGCCTGTGGTTCGCATTAGTAATTGGTCGTAAAGTGTACGCTTGATTAAGTTAGCCTCGTTGATAAATAAAACATCCCTTGCTGGTCCTCTTGCCTTGCTTTCATCTTCTAATCCGAATAGTTCAATGTAAGACCCATTGGGGTAAGTGTATATAAAATCGGAAAAGCTAAAATCATTGTCTTGCCATAAACCCCAATTCTCCATTATAGATTTAAAATCCCTATAAACTCCTCGCTTGATATGTGGAAGCGAATGAGAAACAATTGAAATCCTAGTCTTTGGATTGTTATAGGCTATTTCAATCAGTAACTGAACAATGGAATAAGACTTTGAACTCCTTGTGCCACCTTCATTGCAAATGACAGGATAATTGCCTTCGTATGCTCTTTTGTTGGCAAAGAATACAGGTGTTGCATTAATCTTCAATTGGTTTGCATCGCTCATCTTCTTGTATTACTATTTGAACGCTACCTTGAATGTTTGCGTTTATGTCGGTTGTTTGTTTTGCTCTGCCTTCTAATCGGTCAAGGATTTCCTGATAAGCCCTTAAATCTCCTTTAAATGCCTTTTGTAATACCATCATATCTAATTGCTCTGCAACTGTAAACTCCTCTTTTTCCCCTGTAATTGGGTTGGTTTTTACTTGTACTAATTCTAATAAACGCAAAAGCCTTGTCTTGCTATTTGGTATTCCTTTAGGTCTGCCATTGGGGTTTCTTATCTCACCCTTTTGTGCTGGTATTAAATTTTGTTCGTTTGCCATTTTCTCTAATCTCTTTCTAATTTATTGAGCGATAGGGTGGTGCTGCCCCCCTTCTTTAGTATGGAATACTAACGCATTACTGTTATGCTTCTATCGCTTGTCTTGATGCCAAAGTTACTTTATTACCCTTATACATCCCAGCTGAAAGTTCATCTATTTTTGAAAATGGTAATATTGGTATTGATAAGTCTTTGATTTTTGTTTTATCTATAAAGTAAATATATTTTAATTGAAAACCATTTAATCTTTCAATTTTATGTCCTTTTGCTCTTAATTTATTCATACAATCATCAGAAACAGTCCAACCTTTTACTAAACTTTTATCCCATAATATTTTGCCGTGTACTATTTCACCATTAAAATCAAAAACTTGTCCACTTATTGCAATACCAACTAAATTAAATCCACTTGCCCTATATATTGTACCATCCCCACATTGTGTACCATCTGCAAAACTTATAATCCATTTTATTTGTGGTGCATTTTTCTTTATTAATTTAATGCTTATTGCAATACACCTACTTTCACTATATTTTGGCAAATATTCATCAAATGCCATTCGGTTAAGTTCAATAAATTCATTCCAACCTGTACCTTCTACTAAATTTATAGTGCCTTTTTTATTAATACTTGGTCCATAAGACATTACTCCGTGCATTTTATCATCTAAAAAGCAACCAAAATGCAATGTGCTATTTGGCACTACCTTACCTGAATAATGGTTTAATTTAACAAACTCATTAGCCACTTTACTAGATATAACTTTTACTAGGATTTCCTTTGCTCTGCCCATTGCATTATTATTAAATATAAAGCGTTACCATTTGAATTTTCGTTACCCATTGTTTCTGCATATTTATATTCTTCGGTGCGTTTAATTTCCTCAATAGCATTTTTTAGTTGTGTAGCTTGTTCATCTGCTAAAGTAAAAGTCATTTGCTGAAAAGGAGATTTATCGCCATCAGGCAAACTAAATCCTTCGCCTAAATCCTCAACATTATCAAACCCAATTATATCTAATCCCCATTCTTGTATTAAATCTACATCCCAATTGTTTGCCAATTCCGACCAATCGTGTGAGCCAAATGAAACATTATCTTTAATAATAAATTCCTTTTTCTTTTCCTCGCTTAAATTATTAGCGTGGATTACAGGTACATCCGTAAGCCCAGCTTCAATACAAGCCTTTAGTCTCATATTACCACCTAAAACCATATTGTTTTCATCTATTACAATTGGTCTTAATTCAAGCATTTGGGGGAAATCTTGGATTGACTTTACAAGTTGTTTAAACTTATGGTCTTTAATCAATCTAGGATTGTTTGGGTTTTGTTTGATTTCGTTTATTAACATTATCTATTTTTATTTACCATTTTTTTGTTCTTTCTCCTTTTCTTGTTATGCAAAATATAAAAAACAAGAAAAATAAAATCATCATACCATCATAGTATGCTTTTACAAATATTTCCATATTATCGGTTCTTTGTTGGTGTTCTTATAGATGCTGATTTAACAACATTATTTATAATTAGATTATTGTAGCCAATTTCTTTTTTACACTTGCATTTGATGGTGTGTTCCTTTATGGAACTTTGCCAAACATAGTCCTCAATTGTAATTCCACATTTGCACTTGTATTCTCTTTTACAAAATGTATCTTTCATTATCCTTGTCGGTTATATGGTTTTGTTGGTTTGTCTTTTGGTCCGTTACTTTTTTTGTACTTACCTTTTTTTCTTGTGCCAAAATTTACCTTACCAGCTGCGTTTAGTTTCGCCATTATTTATACTTTTCTATTAATTCGTTTAATTCAGTCCTTGACCATTTCTTTATGAGCCTGTGTTGGCTTTCTAGGTGTAAAACCATTCGTTCGCCTATCTTATCAATTAGGTTTCTGCGATAGCCTATTAGGTGGAATTGGTCAAATCCGTTACAGGATTTACATTCTCCGTTGACATTGTACTCATCAAACCGAAGGGCTGAACTACCCTTAACAGGAACATAATGCCCAGCATCCATATATTCAAAATCCTTTACCTGACCGCAACTAATACAAGTAAAATATCCATCTTGACTATCTCTAGTCCTAATGTAGCGGTTAAATATTTGTTGAGCCTTTGCGGTTAATCTTGGGATTGATTGTAAAGCCATAATGCAAAATTAGGGTTTTATAGTACGAAAAACAACTATTCGGTCTTTATGGGTAAATCGTTTCTTATTGACAGGGTTTAAAGATTGTTTTATTTGGTATTCATTTACTCCTGTTATTCTTTTAGCGTAGGATATGGATTTAAATATTATTTCTTGTTTATTGTCTAGGTATATCATTCTCACAGGCTGCGAGTTCTCTGCTCCGTTCATTTAATATGTCGTTTAGTAATCTTGTTAATGGAATTAAAAATCCTTTGGAACTGTTATTATCACCTCCGTTTTTAAGGAATAAGTTTTCTTTATAGTAAACCCTACAAACTTGTTTTAGTGCTTTAGTTGGAAATATAAAAGATATGTCAAGTTCATCTATTCTATAAATCCAATACTCTGCGGTTGTGGTTGCTAATCCGCTGGGCTTACCTCTTGATTCGTATTCAAAGAATAAGTTTCCTGTTTTATGAATTAACCTATCGTTTTTTACTTCAATATGTTTACCATCGGAAAACATATAATTTATTAAATCTTCGGCTTTTTCGCCAAAGTTTAGGTCGTGTGTAAAGCTGGATGAATATTTCATTTTAGTATTCGTTTTAATTCGTAGTATAAATCAAATGTTACCAATATGGTTATGGCTAGGATAAAGCCTATAAATATCCTTGTAAATTCAATTGTCAGTTTAAACAGTTCTTTCATAGTTGGTTATTGTAGTGCATCATTAATGAATATTTTTTGCATTGCTGGGTCATTGTTTCATCGTTAATTAACATATCATTTGCTTTTTTCGCCTGTGCCAAAAAGAATAATCTAACTCTTGCCTTTATATCATCTCCTTGTTCTTTTGATATTTTAATCAATTTGCGTTTCCACATATAATCAAATACTTGGTGATTAATAAACCTAAAGTCTTTTCTAGTTGATTTATCCCACCATTCCTTTTCATCCTTAATAGCTTGTTCTTCATCTATGTAGTTGTGAGCAGTTGGCTCAATCTTTGGTTCAATCTTTTGCCTTACCTGTACTGCTATCTTTTTGTATTCAGTCATTACATCGCCAAAGAATTTAGGACTAAATGAACCATAGTTTCTATCTACATCTAAACGACCTAAAACATAAAGTTCAAATGCTGCACCTAATTCCTTTAGCTTAAATATTCCGTAATTCTTTATTACAAAGTCAACTAGGAACTGAAATTCAGGGCTTGTGGGTGGAACTGCACCGCTTAATTGAATACAGGTTTTTAGGTGTTCAGCTACTTCTATGCTTGAACATTTAGATATGTGCATTGTTTGTAAGGCATCATAAATTTTAATCTCGCTTTGGTTCAATGTATTTAAGACTGGCAAGTTGTGTGAAGTTACGCTCACTGACATTGGGTTTATGACTTGTGGTAGCATTTCGGATAATGATTTCATCGTTAAAAGATTTATTGTTTAAATATGTGGTTGGGTCTTTACGGAATGTTTTATCAGGGGTTGAGTTAACATACTCTTGTACTATTTTTAAAGCTAATTGCTTTTCCTCATTTGTCAAAATATTCCATTTACTAATGGCTTTTTCTTTACTAATCTTTTTATCATAAATATTCCACCATTCATCAAACGCACTATCTAGTATATTTACTTTACTTATATTTACTTTACTTTTCTTTTCTTTATCAGCGTTACGAACACTTTGGTAATGCGTTACATTTTCCGTAACATCTT